TACATCTATATTAATGATATTAACTCTTGGCTCATATGCGCTAATTGTTTCTTTGATTAACTGTTTAGCGAGAATAGCTGTTTCTGGCCCAGCATTTTCAAATAGGATATATCGAATATTGCATCCAACATTTGGTTGAAATAATCTCTCACCCCTATCAGTTAAAATGAGATTTTTGACTGATTCTTTAATCGCTTCTTCATCAACCCTTCTTGCTAAATCTAAGTTAATAGGATTTAGAGTCAAGTCTTTATGAAAGTCAGAATATGTGCTATTCTTTCTGCGTGATAAAGGAGTAATTGCCATTTGTGTCCTCACTATAACACTATTTATACCACTATAGTAGAAGGCAGTAGTTTGGGCGCAGGTCGTCCTGTTCTAAACGAGTCAGCTAAGTGCATTTGAATAGCCGCTCCAATATCTCCCCCGACTGAATTCCAAGTTCGTCTTCCCCCCAAATCAACGTGGCAAAAATTTGAGCTTTGGTAATAAGCTATCCCTTCAAATCCTTCTTGACTTGCAATCTTGATAAAATCAACAATTTGCGCTGTTGAAAATCCAGCTACGCTAACATCTAAAGCTAGTCCTGACATATGTTTACTGTTTGTTGCAACACCAGTATGTGTGGTAGCAAGCGCTGCATTATATGCTGGGCTTCTATACCCACTATTGATAGTCAACCTTTTTCCAACTCTCGACGAAACTCTAAAAATTTTAATCCATACTCCAGTTTGAACCTTTTTATATCCTGCGCCTTCTATTGGGTTATCTTGGTTAATCACGCTTGAAGATAGATTGACGTATTCATTCCCAGCATCGGTTAATGACAAAACTGTTTGAAGCTCTGCATCAGTATAAACTTCACTTACATAATAAGCTGGGTCTGGCCCGCTACTACTTCCATTTTGGTTGATTCTTTTTGCTGCATTGGATTTCTGCCGAGCGATTTCAAATTCGTCCATGCGGTACGCCCCAGCATTAACTGAATTTAATTGAGATGAATTTGAGAAATTTGCAAGAGCTGTTTTTTGAGACTTAAAGTTGTTTAACAGTTTCTTCAATCCATCGACTGGCGACTGCATAAATTTTGCAATAAATTCGCCAAGTTGACACAATCTGTACAAGAGATAGGCTATAATCTCTATAGTAAGTTTTTCATATCCTCCCGCCATTCCAGCGATAATTTCTTCAATTTTAGCTTTAAGCCCATTCATTTTTACATCATTAAAAAATGTTTGCGCGGCATGTATTTTATTTGTAAAAAACTGGTTAGCACTGTTTACAACGGTTACTACTTGCTGAGTTATATTCTTAATTTGATCAAGCATATATTTCTTAATTTTATCAACCAATTTTTGTAATAGCTTATTAATGTTAGCGAGTTGTGCTACAAATGCTGCAACACCGTTTTTCAATTCCGTAATAAGTTTCATTCCGGCAGAAAATAGCCCAAATATTGACATCAACTTGCCAGTAAAAGCAGAACAAAAGTTTCCAGTTTCCGAACTCGGAAAAGCCTTGTTATAATACAGATCTAATTGAGATAAATAGACCTCTGGAGATAATGACGTAGTTAGGCCAACTGGTATAGTTGACGTTGTAGTAGTCATAACAGCATCAAAATTAAGTCCCGAAGTGGCTAAAAACTGTGCAAAATCGGTTGGTGTTATATGACTAGATTTAAGTTTTGCTTTAAGATAAGGATATAATGAAATTCCGTTCGAATCAAACCCCCAATTACTATGAATTGCTGGAATAGCTTCAACAGCTTGAATTAGATTAGTGTAAGTGTATCTATTATAAGGATCGTTTTGATAAGCTATAAGACTATCAAATGTAAAGATTTTTGAGTGAAGTTGATCCATAGTAAGAGCATAATCAGACATCTTTGATGTAGGAGAATCTAAAACGTTACATGTCATGTTGTTACTCCTTGTTACCTGACTCATCTAGCATTTCAGGCGAAATTGTTGTTGGAGAAGGATTCGGTCGTGTTGGCGTTGCAATACCCAATGCTGGAGGATCTGGAACAAACGCTCCCACCGCGTCAAGGCTATCGGGAACATCTGGTGGTTCTTGCCCAGCAGTGTTGAGGTGAATGGGCGATCCTTTAACTTGTAGTACACCGGATGACTGAATACCAATTGTTTCTGACCCAAGCCCAAGTTGCCCAGAAGCTTTGATATTAATATCTCCCCCAGAAGATTGTAAATATATTCCATCAGTACTAGTAATTGATAATCCTGTCCCCATAGAATTTAGAGCTAATTTCTTTGCTGCTATAATATCAATAGCATCAACTTTTGCAGTTAGAGCAATTTTTGTACCAGCTATATCAATAGTATCTCCAGCGCTCATAGTAATTTTGCGCCCGGCGCCAAAATTAATATTGCCAGTGCTGTTAATGTTCAAATCACCATCAACACTAATATCAGCGTTTCCTCCGCTAACATCTAAAATATATCCTCCCATATGAATAGCGGCTTTTGTGCTATCAGAAATTTCTTCTATCACGCCTTCAGATGATAAGTGTAATTTTCCGAACGCTTTTATTGTCACGTTACCGTTTGCATCAAGCGTAACTCGAGATCCAGACGCGTGTGAAACATTGATGAATTCTTTTTCAGCTTCTTTGCCGGAAACTTCAATAAATGAACCACCATGCCGCATTGACCAAACAGAAGTTTGTGTAGTTCCAGTTAATGGTGAGGCTGGTTCATCAGCAGTATACCCTCCAGATGTTGGAGAAAATTGTACGGTTTTGCGAGCGGTTGCTTGAATTAGAGCTTGAGTGTTCTGTACACCCTCACCACTAATTTGAGGTGGCATTGCGTTATTGCCAAAATTGTTAACGGCATCTGCTGACGGCGCTAAATATGAATTTTCTATATCCGGCGCAGTATTAGCACTAATTCCCTGATTAGCTATACTGTTATTATAAGTATCTATAATTGCAGCATGATTATTTGGATTCTCAAAAGCTTGCCATTGTCCAGATAGTGAGTTTAATACATTTGAATCTACACCATTAGCGTTTATATAGTCATTAAGACTTCCAGGGAAGTTATTTTCTGCGTTTTGCCAAGCCCAATAGTCTTGATTCTCTGGAGTAAACGGGGCATTTCCAGTGAGTGAATTCCAAGTCGAATATGTAAATTGATAACGCCCAGCAGCAGTAGAATAATTACCACCTGGAAGTGGAACTCGAACATTTGGATGCTGACCAGTGCTTAAATCAAATGGCGTTCCTCCAGCTCCATCATACCGAATATCATAGTGTCCACCACTTTCTTTTAGAGCGATCGCATCAAGAAATGCGCGTTGTTGAGGGGTTAGATCTGTATTCTGTGCTTGGCCGATATTTCTTCCACCAGATCGTCCAGAACTTTGTCCAGAACTTTGTCCATTTCTATTTCCATTTGGTATACGCGAAGATGGAATCGAATATTTTGCACTGTTTATTACTCCCATAACCACTGGGTGCTGTGCATCTCGTCCGTCCATAAAGAACCCAATAACTAAGTCACCATTATCTGGGACAGACGCAAATTTACTATCCCGAACAACATGAGCCCATGGTAAATCTGTGGTATCAACTAAACCATCTGAAAATGGCGGGTGAAACCCAAAGCACCGTACCTTTACTCGACCGGCAATTGGATCAGCGTTGTCTTCAACTAATCCCATAAACCATGTAATGTTTTCAAACCCAGATTCGCCAATCATATTCCAATACCACCTCTAGCTATCGTCAATTTTTGTGTATATACATTTTCAAAGAATACGTTTTCTATAGATTCTACTATATATTTGCCGCTACGTTCTTTGTCAATTTTGAATGGATCATTTGTGTCTGTTGTGTTAACAAGAAGCTGTAGTTCTATAATACTACCAGCAAAAATAGTATTACGACCATATATTGATAAGCTCGTCATATTAGCAGTATAGTGATAAAAAGCAGTAGGCTTAACATTATAGAGATTTGCATAATACTGATCTGTTCTGATCTCACTTCCTCCAGCAACGCCAGTAGAATTATAGTCCTTAATGACAAACACTTCCTTTGGCTTGCTGATTCTCTTTTCAACATAAGCTGGATCATGTAACAGTTTTTCAGTGCTGCTTTCAAACCCAACAGAATGATCGTATGAATTTTCTATTATGGAGTTATTCATAATATCAATTTCGAATGTTTTCTTTTTATATGCACCCTCATTAATATCAGATATAATGTCAGTTTTATTTCCAAATTCAATAGCTATAATTTCATTCATTATAGAACTTTGTCGATCGGGGCTTTGAGCTGTGCCATAGTTGATTCTAAATTGAGGAATACGTGTCGGCGTTGACTGAGCGCCGCTTGCTGGTGTATTTGGCGCAGCGGTCTGCATAACCCGCTCATACATATATTCATTAGTCGCAAAAAAATACATTTCTCGATTTTCGAAAAACCTAAATGATTGAGTCTTACTACCAGAAAGAAAAGCTTTCCTAGAAAAAAATTGCATCGTTTGTTCAGGAGTATAACTTGGAATTACGTAAGTCTGTGTGCCAGTAGTTGGAATAATGAGTATGTTTTTAATTGGTAGATTATTTTCTTCTAACAATCGTTTATAATATACGTCATACACATCTTTAACATAGTCGCTTATAAGAGACAAAGATCCATTTGGTTTATACGATTGTTGTATCAATTTGTTTTCAGAATAAAACTTACCGAGCGATACAAAATTAATCTTATATTGAATCATTGATTGACTAGCTTCTTTAGAATACTTTACATCAGCAATTGAATACAGTTGATAATATTCTGTCCTTTCAGTGTCATAAAAATCTGAATAGACTATTTTAATAACCTCTTCGCCCTTTAGCGGGAATTGAGTTACTAAATCAAACGCATCATAAATAACAGCTGATCCACGAACACTACTCAGTGACATTGATTCAACTATAGTAAATGTGTGAATCAGCATCTTAATATCAACGGTTTTGCTTTTATCAGCATTAGTGATACTAAATTCTCTTACTGAGAATCTACCAGCTAATTTCAAATCACTCATTCAGCATCTTCTTCAAATCTTCTTCTACTTGTTTAGCGTAAATTTTGTTTACCAAATAGATAGTGCGTCTGTTATCATTTAATTCAACTTCATAATCATAAACTCTTATTGGATTCCATTCTGATGTAACAAGAGAAGTATTTAACGCATATGATTTTGGGTTAATAACTAATTCTGGATCTTGAGTATTACGATAAAACACGATATTAGTATTAATCATAGTACTCTGCAACCAAACCTCAACATTTCGCTGAATGGTATAAAGGCCATTTGCGTCGCTAAGATTCATTGCAATGCCATTATTTGCATTTGCAGCAGTAGTTGCTAATCTAATGTTATGATCATTTATTTTAATAGCATAGTACATTGACCCACTTGTTAATCCGGGGTTTTGCCCACTCACTAAATTATAATCAACCGGATCTGTTGTAGTAAACTTATGATTAATGATAGTTATTTTATTTGAAGTGCCATCAATAGTAGTAAATGATAATGGAGCTTGGTAATACTTTTTATTAATAGTTTTGTCGAAATTTTTGTTATTCATTGGCCATTGTGTATACGGATCAATAATGTTGTTTGCAAGATAGACTAACCAAACTTTATTTTGATCCCCATAATAGTATAACGCAACATCCTCAGCTCGATCTTCGCCTCTTATAGTATATGGTAAAAACGCATATGGGTCAAGCAATATATTATCATTAAGCTTAACGCGTCTAGTCAGATCGGTGATTGACCGATCTAAATAAGTAGTTTTTGGAAAATACGTAAAATACCTAGACATTGTAGCCTCTTAGTTATAGTCTGCTTGAGTGTGAATATCAGCTTCTGTCATTGTTACAGTTAACGTGACGAGTGCTGGTCTAGAACCATGTGATGTACCCTTAAGAAGAGCTTGACCCTGCGATGCATAGTCAGCGTTAATACTAGTGATTAATGCTGGTTTATACGTAACGTAATATTCCGGGTCTAAACCTATGAGTATTACGTCAACTATGTTTGGGTAACTAAACATAGCGCGGTCAATTGATCCTATACCAGTTGAAGTAGTCGTGCCTATAGGAGATTCATATGCTGGTAACGCGTTTTTACGAAATTGCTTAATAATATCTTTGATCTGTGTTGATTCTTCTTCATTTTTTGGGGCAAACACCCAATCAAACGAAAAATTTTTCAATGCAATGCTATTGAACAATAATGTGGTATGGGGGTTAAACAATGTTCCACTTAAAGCTTCTGCAGCATTATTAACTGGTGTTGAGATTTGTGATGCAAACTTCATTGCATATTTTGCGAAAGCTGCGTAATTACTCATGCCAGCACCACTATTTCCACTAATTAAATTTCCTATTCCAGTAACAGCATTGCTTCCAAGTTGGCGAAAATCTATAGGGTTATTACCATTAATATGTTGTGCTGCATCAACTACTCCTGCTCCAGATATATCTAAATCAGAAGCTCTAGCATCAATGCTATTCATATCAATTAGAGATCTCGGTAATGGAAGAACAATAGATGAACCAGTTACTGAACTTGCCGCTTCTCCACCTCCAGCATATTGGTATTTCCTAAATGTAAATACGATCCCATGTGTAGATATATCGGATGGGTACCGCAGTGTTGCAGTTATAGCTTGGTTTGTTCGATTATTTTCGACTACAGTGTCTGCTGGTTGTATAACATCTGTACGTGTTGGGCCTGACATGTAATAATCCTATAAATAATCTATACACAACTATTTATACTGCAACTCAATAGAAAAGAAAATATCAATATGATATTTGTTAACATGCTTTTGAAAAGAAAATCATAAATGGCTTCTTATTATCAAGGAAAGTTTAAGCCTAAAAACTCTAACAAATATAAAGGCGATTCATCTAATATAATCTATAGATCTAGTTGGGAACTTAGGCTATTTGCATATCTAGACAATCATCCTAGCGTAATAAAGTGGAATAGTGAAGAAGTAGTTATTCCATATAAAAGCCCAATAGATGGTAGATGGCATAGATATTTTGTTGACGTCTATCTAGAACAGATAAATAGTAATGGGAATAAAGAAACCATTTTGATTGAAGTAAAACCAGATGTACAGACTAAGGCTCCTAATGTAGGAAAAAAGCTAACCCCTAAAGGCAGACTGAGTAGAAAGTACCTAAACGAAGTTGCAACATATGGTGTGAATAGCGCAAAATGGGCAGCCGCACAAGAATACTGTATTGATAAAGGATGGAAGTTTATCATAGTCACCGAAAAACAACTCTTTGGAACATTGAAATAATGGCGCTATTTGATGAAATATTAGCTAAAGGCGTTAGAGCAGGACAAATACCTGGCCGTACTGATGCTGCTAAAAAGTGGTATCGAAAAACCGCTGGTGAATATTCTAAAATCAATGAGACGACTCTTATGAAAAGTTCTGGAGATAGATTAACTTCAACTCAAATAGTTGGCAATTGTTATATGTATTTCTACGATGCTAAGCATAAAGCAACGCTACCATACTACGATAGATTTCCTTTAGTATTTCCTTATAAAAGAGTGCCAGGAGGATTTATGGGTATTAATCTTCACTATCTTCCATTAATCTATCGTGCAAAACTAATGGATGCTTTATATGATACTACTAATAATGATGCATTTGATAAGTCGACTAAGCTTAGATTAAACTATTCTATTTTAGATAAAGCAGCAAAATTTAGATATTTTAAGCCCTGTGTTAAACATTATTTATCAGAACAAGTTCGTAGTAGATTTTTGTATGTGTATCCATCTGAGTGGGATATAGCATTGTTTCTTCCAACACAAAGATTTATTGGCGCGACTAAAGAAAAGGTGTGGAAAGATTCTTTACAGTCAGTTGGTGGAAATAGCGCTAGCACTCTTTAATAGGAAAAAATAATGTCATTCAATATTAGCGAATTTCAAGCACATGCATCTAGAAGAGGACTAGCAAAGAATAACTTATTCTTTATGCAAATTACGTTGCCGGCTTCAATTAGTTTTATAGAAAACACTATCACAACTCGCGAATTAACGTTTTTATGTAAATCCGTTAATCTGCCAGAGATGCGAATAGTAAATTTTGGGGTTAAACCTCTTGGATTCGGAATAACAGAAAGTCGACCAACAGATTTAAATCTATCTAATTTACCAGCAGTCTTTATGATGGATAGCGATTTTGGAACAATGAAATTTTTCCATCGATGGATGCAATCAATAATCAACTATAACACCTATGATGGCACAACTCAATTAGATCCACAAGAAAAACTTCCATATCAGATTGAATATAAAGACAACTACGCTGCAACTATAGAAGTATTACTGTTTTCGGGAAATGATGCAAGTAAAGTATATCATTATACGTTTGGAAATGCTTTTCCTTCGCAGGTTGGGACTATAGATACTTCTTGGGAAAATCAGGGAGAAATAATGAACTTGCCAGTAACCTTTGAATTTGATCGGTTCAAGCTAGAAGCTCTCGAATTGGGCCAAATCGCGCCTAGTATGTTTAATCAAAATGGATTTCTTTCAAGCTTATCTTCAATCAATGGGGTTGTTCAAGCCGTTAGTCAACTGAGACTTCCAAACAATGTTCAAGATTTTATCAATCAAGTTACTAACGTGAACACTATTTTTAATGCACTGTGAGGAAACATGAATAAAATAACACTGCCTAAGATTAATTTGCCACTGTTTGAAATTGAAATACCTTCAACTAAACAGCGAATAACTTTTAGACCTTTTACAGTTAGAGAAGAAAAGATTTTATTGATAGCACAAGAGTCTAAAGATATTAATCAAATCGTTATTGCTATTCAACAGATCATTAATAACTGCGCTAATGGTGTTAATGTGAATGAATTAGCGGTATTCGATTTAGAGTATCTTTTATTGAACATCAGAGCAAAATCTGTTACTAACGAGTTATCGTTTACTATAAAAGATGCAGAGACTGAGTCTGATGTTGATTTGATAGTCGATATTAACGATATTAAGATACACACATTGGAAAAACATTCTAAGCATATTCAACTTGACGAGCACAATCATTTGATTATGCGATACCCGTCTTTGCAAGAATTGCGAGATATGACTACTGCTGGCGAAAACGTTGAATCTCTTTTTAACATCATGATCGCGTGTATTGATACCCTAATATCTGATGACAGTGTTTATAAAATGACTGATTTTAACAAAGAAGAAATTATAGAATTTGTTAACAACTTAACTTCTCAGCATATTGATTCAATTAAAGACTTTTTTGAAACTATGCCAGCACTTCGTTATGAAAAAACCTATATAAATTCTGCTGGTAATACTAAAACATTTGTGATTGAAGGAACTGAAAGTTTTTTTATCTAGCGCTGGGTCATTCAAACCTGGCGCTTTATTATAAAACAATATTTGCACTTGCCCAACACCATAAATATTCTATAGGTGATATTGAAGATCTTATACCATATGAACGAGACTTATACTTAGATATGCTACTTGCCTTTATTGAAAAGCAAAAAGAAAGATAAAACATGGACGACGAATTACCAGAACAAAAGATCGATTTTAGTCGATTCAAAGATATATTCAAATCTATGGAAAATCAATTGATTTTGCAGACCAGTATACTAAAATCTATATATGGTTTAAACAATGAGTCTAGTCGTGATAATACAAGGCGTACTCAGTATAATAAAATTGCTGAGGTTGAAGCAGCCAGCGGTGGACCAGATGCTAATGGATATACTTATAACAGCTTTAGACAACCCCAAGCCCAAAGTGACTATGCCAAAAATACTGAAGAGACTTCTTCTGCAAATAGTCCGATTAACTTGCTTGGCGCTGCAGCTTTAGGCGGGGCAGGTTTTAGTGGCGCGATGGGTTTGATCAAAGCTACGTTTACGAAGATAATTAAAGGCCAGGGATTTATGGGAACTATGGGCAAAGTATTTAAGAGCGCTATAGTACTTGCATTTGCGGGCGCAGTAGGTGATTTCGTTGGGGGCGCTTCTGAGCAAACTGCAACTAATTTTGGAGCTGATCCGGAAACTAGCAAAGCTATTGGCGGCATAACCGAAAATGCTACGGAATGGGGAACTTGGGGTTATGTATTA